CAATCAACGTGATACGAAAAATAATGTTCTACCAACCACCAACCGAACCATGTTTTCCCAGCAGCTGAATAAGCTTCAATCTAATTTCTCGGTTTCCGGAACAGTAGAAGATAAAAACGTATTACTTACACTGGGGCTTAAAGAAGTATCTGGTTGTCGCGATTGAGAAGCACGCCACTTCATGTCATCATTATTAACAGTTTCATCTATTAAAGAAATAATCCCGCTAATATACTCACTTACCTTTGAAGCTGGACGCAAAGTAGAACTATTCTGCTCTTTTGAAGCCAGATCAGTCAATATTCGAAGTAAAAAATCACGCAGAGCCTCTGGCGAATGCTCAAAATTGATTCGCCCACCCTCACTATACTGAACACCCGTAGCTTCCTTAAATTTAGCATTATCTAGGATGCGACTAAGGGTAGTGTACTGAGTATGAATCACCCTATTCAACTCTTGTACAACCTTACCATCATCTTCATAGTCAAGCCTTAAAGCTGTAACAAAACTATACCTTGGACTCCATGTGTTATTCTTCCTAGCCAGCCGACGATCTTTCTGATACGAATCCCATTCCACAGTCGACGCACCATCTTTACCCAAACCATGCTTTTTATCTATCCATGCATCTGCATCCTCAACTGAATCAACAATAATTACATCAATGCTGTTTGGTGGAGCATACCTGCTGTTCTTGATTATAGTTTCTATTCGCTTTCGAAATTTCTCTTGTAAATCATATGGCAATTCATCCAACAAGCTTGGATACCTCCATATTTTAAGACATGTTAATCTACGATTACCTTCAAGCATGCAAAATCGTCCTCCCTCACGCACCACTATTGGAATATCTGAACTATTAAGATTGCCTATCTCACATAGATCACTCAATAGCTCTAAACATTTATCCCCTGCAACATCGAACATAAATTCCAAAGCCTGGTTTTGGCTCCTAGCATCTACGCCAAATCGATCATTCCTTAAATTCAGATCAATCTTGCTAAGAGAAATAGACTTAGGCCTAATATGTTCCTGTCCAAATGGAATCTTTTCTCTAGTTTTTCGTGCCATGGTTCTCCAATATATAGTATGTAGATACATCTCATATATTAACTCAGGAAGCTCATTTATAGAACCTTTTCAGAAAGTGAAGCTTATTCAGCTGCTGGGAAAACTCATCTACACCAACAGATAGAAAATCAGAAAGAACATGTCGTTTAGCTTGGTCTTCCTTACTTTTAGAGACCACTCATGTGCGGAGAAGCTGAATAAACTTTAGTGATCGTGATGAAGTCACTAAGGCACATCATTTACACTATTCCTACCGATTCTTAACGAAAGGCACTTATTCAAATTTGTCCTCTATTAGCATGGATGGTTTTTCCAGCTGCTGAATAAGCCTCATGACTGATAGCATGTGATGCTATCCTATTTTACTTTGTAAAAGACATCCACTGACAAATCAGCATATTGTAAAAACCTCGATTACTTGGGGCTGATGCCTCATGTCAGCATTTTCACCTGTCATAATGATGATTGTTGCCACACCATAGCCGGTCATTGTTCGCGTTTCGCTGGAAAAAGTTATGCCTCGCAATCGTAGAGTTAGGGAAGAACTAGATGATGACTACCCCTTGGTATTCGATGTGATAGTGAAGGGACTTGTGCCCTATCAGATAGGTGTGGTCGATACCGATTCCCATAACTGCAACAGAGTAGCAACTGGCACGTAATGCGCTCTCGCGAACTGCAGCGTCAATCCCTCACGCCAACCCTAACACCACAGTCATTCCCATGTTGGTCAGCTGCTTAACAACATTACTTGCCACTTCAAGCTCTGCGGGGGCAACATTACATGCTCCCACTATGCTGATCGCCACATCATTGGGATAGATAGTTCTGGTGCTGAAAATAATGCTGGGTACATCACACCTTGGCGAGATGACTAATCCAAGTACTGAGTACAGCAATCGTGGCAATGAAGCCATCATGAGCATTCAGAGTAGGTTCGGCAGAACAAATAGAGAACAGGCCTGGAAATCTTTGTGCTAGGAATTCTGTGCTCCGCTCTCGGTTTCAGGACAGACTAGACGGGGTAAGCGAGCGCCAGTGGTTGGTGTTTTGTTGGTTTGGGTTAGCCTAGTTTGGCGATTCTTTCTCGGATCTCTGGTGGCGGTGGCCGGTGCTGTGGTTTCTCTGGTGCTGGGAGTATTGGTGGGGGTCCGTCATGATTACATCTGATAAGTAGGCGTTTGCCGGACTCGTCCCGGGTTTCTGCAAGACCTCGCTCATCACAATATGTACATGCAGTAATCTTGTTTCGCTGTGCTTGTTTTACTGCGAGGGCTTGTTGGGTGAACCATAGCCTTACCTGACCACACGCCCAACAAGGCGGCACCTGCCCTCTGGGTAAGCCCGCATGTTTACGGCACCGTGGGTCATCCATCGTCGACCAATCCGCCGGAGACTGGTCGCTAGTAGCTGCTGGAAGGCTAAGTTCTGGTTGGGTTGCAGGTGCGGCTGCTGAGGTAAGCGCGGTCGCTGAGTCAGGCGCAGGAGACGTGAAGGTTGACACAGGTTCCGCTGCCAATACAAATAACGTGTCAGCCTCTGGAGCATGGGGTGCTGAATTGCAGTGTGCCAGCGTGTTATCAGAAATATCCAGTGTGTCAGGCCCACTCGGGTTACTAGTGTTTTCGGGTGGTAGTTCTGTCCAGCCTGTGGTTTTCTCTCGGTGTTTGATGACTCGATCATGGCCACGTTTCCGCCGTTTTTCTACCTCCTCCCGGGTGGCGGCGTTATTCCAGTCAGTGAAATCATGAAACCAATACCCTAATTGACCATCACACTCGCCTCTTTCCCACAAACCAGCTGCCACCAGCCTATCGGCGTCTCGTTTCCTACCCCGCAGTAACCGCAGGCATTGGTGGGGTACAAAACCATCTGTTAACTGGAACCCCACCCACGACAGGGCTCTCACCCATAAAGCAAGAGCGCCATCACTACAGTTTAAGACTTTCGGGTGAGCCCAAAAATGATCATCAAGACGAGTAAACACACAAACTCCAAAAGGTCAAGGGTTGTTAATTACCATTTGTACCAGCATCACGCAATTTGTCAACCATATACCCCTAAAAGTCATTTTTAATGCGTTTATATCCAACATTATCGCAATTTTAAAATGATAATCTTTCATTGCTAGCCCAGTTAGTTACTGACCACCTCTTCCCCTCTCTAGGTTCTAGGTATTGGTTCTAGGTTCTAGGACCAATCATGTAACACCGTTACATTCCAAGATTCACCTGCTTTGAAATGCGCTTTTATGTTATTTTCAGGTCTGCCGGTTACACAATGGATTAAACAAGAGAACGCTTAGCGGAACAATGAGCAGCCAGAAAAAGGCATAATGAATCCATGGATATGAAGGAGTGGATTGCAAGTCTTCCTGGTTCACCACGCCCTACTCCTGCTGCGAAAGCCGCTGGAATCGACCCCAGCACTATCAGCCGTCAACTCAAACGCGGCAGACTCTCAGCAGAAAACGTGATTATCCTCTGCCGGTGTTTCGGAAAATCCCCCCTTGATGGTTTAGCCGAAACTGGATACATCCTTCACACCGATATCGAGGGTGTGAGTGTTGACGAAGCTCTAGAAATAGCGACCAATAAACAAATAAGGGATGAGGTTATTCGGCGTATCAAAGTCGACTAGAGCATAATTTTCTTCATGGATGCGCGAAAATGGTTCACACAACTTCCTGGTTCCCCATCAATTACGTGGGCTTCAGATGCTTCTGGGATTTCCCAGACAACGATTAGCCAGCAGCTGAAACAGAACCAGCTCTCAGCAGGGAATGTCATAAAATTGTGCCAGGCCTTCGGTAAATCTCCGGTCGATGGCCTCGTCGAAACCGGATATATAGTTCCCTCGGACTTCGATGGAGCTGGAGTAATCGCAGCGCTGCAACAAGCCACCAATCAGCAAATCATTACTGAAGCAGGACGTCGTATGGAGCCTGACTAAAACTGTCTAAGTCAAAAATTTCAGCGTTGTCTATTTTCCGTAGATTTCTTGACGAGCTATGTCCATCGACTTCCTCATCTCGTTGCCTACCATTGCCCATGAATCATAAATAATCTCTCCCGGATCGTGGACCTTTGTCGACCAGATTTTGGTTCCCCGATTTGATATTGCGAGCACCCTCCGTGGTTTAGCCTGCCTCATGGTTATCATCTCGTTTATAGCCCTGGTCATCATTCATCACTCTCTCCCTGAAGAACATTCAATGATCAACAATCACTCATAATACTCAGGCAACCTATGTATGCTGTCGCATATGGACCCCTACATTGGCATCGTAGTCTTTGAGCTGGAAGCAAGCCCAATGGCAGCACAGCCAAGTTTCTTCCGCGAAGATTTTTATATCGTCTATGCAGACACCCAGGAAGAAGCATATGCACGTGTTGAGCGCATAGCGAAAGACCAGGAAATTCCTAAAGATCCTGATTCGGATGAATCACGAGCAGTGACCGTCCGCTACATTGTCGACGTGGCACCGACTTTATACGACAACATTCACGAAGACTGCGACCTATATTCCCGACATTTTGCGTCGCTTTCCGACTATAAGCGGTTTGAAATGAAACTCGGTGGTCTCGATCCGCTAACCGGAACTACGCATCCCGAACCATAAGGCTTATTCAGCTGCTAACATACATATTGTTACGCTTCCCCACAACAAGCATAACGACAAGAGTCCCATCAAGACCCGGTCTTGATGGGACTCTATTCAAGGAATGGTTAGAAGGCTTGGGATTACAGGTCTACATCAACGAATCGGTCAATGTAGTTCCAGTCCTCGGTGAATACGGGAATGTTATGGTCGACATACCATTGGCCCTCGTCATTCCTAAGAGCACAGGCACCCCGCTTCTGGGGCGTGGGCGCATCCTCCCAGCTAATGCCCTTGGTTTCTAGCATTTCCTGGATTTGTTGGCCGTGTTTTCCGTGAAGTTCACGCGGGGAGAAATGGGCTTGCCCCAGGCTAGCGATACTGTTTTTAATCGCGTCCTTTTGGCGCCACCAGAAACAGTTGGCTACTTCTTCACGGGGGATGTTGAAGGCACGACTGTCGAAAAGGGCAAGGTTGTCGATACAGCGTCGTAAAGCATTGCAGTATTTCTGATCCGTCTCGACCTCTAGCTGGGCTAATGCGTGCTTTTTGAAGGACTCGTTAAACACCGCTGTTGCCATGGAGGCGGTAATGCTCACGATTTTGGAAATGTTGTTGTCGAACCATGCCGCGGTTTCAAAGGTGGCGTAGTCGACGAGAAGCAGGGAAATCTCGTCAGACTGCCGGTAAGCCAGCATGCAGTTCTGGCTGTTTTGGGCAAGGTACAGCATGGTGTCATCCATGGCACTGTTAAAAACCGGGTCAAAAGGTTTTTTCAGACCGCGGGTAAACGTATGGAACGCTTTGCCATCAAGGCGAACAATAACCGGCATTCGGCATGTGAGGTACGTGCGGGTTACATATTCATATTTCTTCATCCTGGTATCTAAATTCATAGGAAACATATACTATATAATTTTCAAAATGTCAAGTGGGTCACAGAAGTAAGATGTCTGAGTTTTGGAAAAGGGCTGGAAAAAGCAGATTTTACCTCGGGGACACAACCTGGCATAAATGCTATAAACCTATAAATATCGAGACTGGTAACAGACTTCAGAATGCCTAAGCTGGGGTTTGGGAGGCGGAGGAGTGCAGAGGTTCTGGATGAAGAGCCTGGAGAGTGGAGCTTAGATAATGTGAAGCCCCGACTTTAGCCCGCCGCGACCGGAGGCTTCTGGTTTGCTGAGCTGGGGTTCGCAGTTTTTTGCCGGCGTCAGGGGCGGGATTTCGCACGAACTCCAGCTCAGCAACCGTGAAGCATAAGCTCATCACGTCAGCTGCACCTGTTCTAAGCTATACTTTCTCGATTCAGTACCAAGCTGGAAGTGGCCGCAAAACCGGAACTCCAGCTCAGCACACCCACTACCATCCGCCACCGGCTAACAGCGAGCTCCAAACCCAGGCTCAGCAGACATGGAGCACACAGCGGGAACCAGCCGTACTTGTTCTAAGCTCCAGAACCCGCTCCAGGAAGCCTGCGCATCAACTATTCGCGGGGTTGTGGAGCTTAGATAACGTGAAGCCCCAGCACCAACCGACCGCAGCCGAAGGCTTCTGGTTTGCTGAGCTTGAGTTCTGAATGTGCTACACCGAAATGCCCAGGAGCCGCCAGCTCCCCAAATCGGAACCCAAGCTTAGGAAATCCGATACCCATCAACCCCCACCGGGCTGCAAGTTTGGTGGGCTGGGGTTTGTCGGTGCGGCCAGGCTCCAGAGACAGTATTTCCAGCAAACCCCAGCCCACCACATGTGCAGCCCCATCGTTTGTCGAGGCAAAACCTGCCTCAACCATGCCGTATAAGCACTAAGCTGGAGTTCGTAATTTGCTACCAGACTCAGGAATAGCTTTTTATACGAACTCCAGCTCAGTATTTATGAAGCAGAGGCGTTTGCATCTGCCGCATTTGTCTGAGTTTGGTTTCCAATTCTGGAGCTTCTTGCAAGATGTGAACCAGGACCAAAACCCAAACTCATCTAACATGCTACCCACCAACCGAAGCTGTCCACAAAATAGCAGCACAAGTTCTAAGCTATACTTTCTCGATTCAGCGCCAAGCTAGACGTAGCCTCACAACCAGAACTCCAGCTCAGGACACCTGCTACCTGGCCCACCACACATGCCGCCACACACGCCGCGGCCACCACGCCACCGTATGCACGCCACGCCCGTGCAACCACGCACACGCCGCCGCACCCGCCCACACCCACAACTCAACCACGCCAAACAGCAGCCCCCGCCCCCTGCCGCTCCCATCCCATCGCCGAGCCTCCCTACGCCTAAGCCCCACCCAGAAACCAGCAAAACCGGTATACTAAGGCTTACCTAATACACCTATATACTCTTGATGTGAGGGGATGACTCATGTTAGAGCCCGGGGTGAAAAAACTCATTGCCCCAGCACGGAAGTCGATGATTACCACGGCGATCATCACCAGCATTGGTGGGATGTGCGCCATCGTGCCATACATTGCAATCACGGAGATAGCAGCCAATTGGTTCCGCGGGTCACCAAGCGGCACCCTATGGTTGTGGGTCGGGGTGGCCATTGTTGCGGTGTTTGCCAACAGTTTACTGTACGGGATTGGGTTGGGGGTCACGCACATTTCCGAGGCAAATCTGCGCTACCAGCTGCGGCGCCGACTCGTTCAGGCGTTTGGCCGGATTCCCTTAGGCCGGGTGGATCAAACCTCATCAGGGTCTATTCGCAAAATGGTATGTGACGACACCGCCGCGATTCACGCGCTGGTGGCGCACCTGGCCGGGGACGCCATGAACTCCATCACCGCCCTAGTGGTGGGAATCGGGTATTTGATGTGGGTGGATTGGCAGCTTACCCTGCTGATTCTTGGGGTGTGGGTGCTGATCTTTGCGGTGGTGACCGGCACCATGATGCGTGGTCTTTCCGAGTCCACAAGCCAGTTTTCCAGCGCCAAAACGGAGTTATCGGCAGCCACCGTTGAAATGGTGGAGGGCATTAAGGAGATCAAGAACTTTCAGGCCGCGGCAACCGCTCGCACCCGGTTCGACAAGGCCAGGCGGTATTTCGCAGACATCTCCTACCGGTGGTTGGCAGCGTCGGGGAAGCCCATGGCGATCATTTCGTCGTTCTTCCAACCGGCCGTTATTTTGGTGACGATCGCACCGCCGACCGTGTGGTTCGTGTCGAAAGGCTGGTTAGAGCCCGCCTATGCCCTACCGTTCTTCATGGTCGGGGTGGGGCTGCCGGTCGGCTTTTTGCAATTCGTCCAAATCATGCAGCACCTGTTTACTGCTAACCAGGCAGCCCAGGACACGGCGGATCTGCTGGACATCCCCCACCAGCCGGACGGACCGCACACCGATGGCCCGGGGCCGAAACCGGGTGAAGTGGAGCTGACCGATGTGAGCTTCGGCTATAACCCCAAGAACCCGATTTTACGCAACGTGAATCTGCGGATTCCGGCAGGCTCGGTCACCGCCCTGGTGGGGCCGTCGGGTGGTGGGAAAACCACGATCGCCCGGCTGATCGCCAGGTTCTATGATGTGGACGCCGGCGCGGTTAAGGTGGATGGCCTGGATGTTCGGAAGGTGAGCAATCAGTGGCTGCTCAACCAGATAGCCATCGTGTTCCAAGACATCGCCCTCGCCCACGACACCGTGGCCAATAACATTGCGTTGGGAAATCCGCAGGCCAGCCGAGATGAGATCGTCGATGCCGCAAAGTCCGCATGCATTCACGACCGCATCATGCGGCTGCCGCATGGTTACGACACCGTCATTGGTGGTGACGGCGGTTTTCTATCTGGTGGGGAGAAGCAACGCATTACCATTGCGCGCGCCTATCTGCATAACGCGCCTATCCTGATTTTGGATGAGGCGACCGCCCAGACGGATCCCCAGTCGGAGCGGGACATTCATGCCGCGCTGGCGGCCCTGGCGAAGGGCAAAACCGTCATTATTATCGCCCACCGGTTGGCGACCATCGCCGCGGCGGACCTGATTGCGGTGATCGGCGAGCCAACGGCGTCGACAAGCGAGACAAGCGTGCTGGCGACGGGAACGCATGCTGAGCTGCTGGAACGCAGCGAAACGTACCGCACGATGTGGGAGAAACAACAGGAGGTGGCAAAGTAAATGTGGCGGCTGTTAGGAACCATTGTTGACGATAAAAACCTGCGCCAGCTTATCGCCATTTTTAGTGTGTCGGCGGTGTTACAGGGTGTCGCGCTGGCCATGATGATCCCGTTTTTGCAGGAACTTTTGGGTGGTGGACCCCGGGTGGGCACCTGGTTGGGGGTGCTCGTTGGGCTGGCCGTGGTGTCGTTTGTGGTGGAGTTTTATGGCATTATGCGCTCTTACCGGATTAGCGTGTATGACGTGTGCGATGCGCTCATCGAAAAGATTGCGGATCACACTTTGCAACTGCCGCTGGGCTGGTTCGACGCCAAGCGAGAGGCGCAGATCGCGTCCGCGATGTCCCGGGAGATCGACACCTTATCGCATGTTGCTTCCATCATTATTCCCGCCCTGGTCAAGCAGTTTGTGACCCCCGCAGTCATTGTGATTGCAGTGTTGATCGTGGATTGGCGACTGGCACTCATTATGATTGCGTGCATCCCATTGCTGCGGTGGGGCTGGTTGTACATGCAAAAATCCATCGTAAAAGTGGATGAGGTCCAGGCCCAAGCGGCTGCTGACTCTGCCGGACGACTCATTGAATACGCTCGCTTGCAACCGATTTTACGTGCCAATGGGGTAACCCAACGGGGGTGGGGATTGTTGGAGGACGCCCTAGCTCGGGAAAACGACACGGTCCACGAATCATTGCGCGCGAAGGGTCGCCCGAATATCGCCTATTCCAGCATTATTCAGACGGCATTTGCCCTGGTCATTACCGCAGGTTTAGTGTTTATGCTTCGGATGGACCTGGACCCCATCAGCTATATTGTGATCGCGGTCATTTCCGTGCGGGTGGTGCAGCCGCTCACCCTGTCGGTCATGTATGGTACGGAAATCCATGCGTCGGAGGCGGCATTGCACACGGTCAACGAAATTCTCACCGCTGAGCCGCTCCCCGAGCCGACCCCGGAGCAGGCGGTCACCAGCCTGGAGTCCACCACGATCACCGTGACGGATGTGAATTTCGGCTATGTGCCGGAACGGAAAGTCGTTCACAATGTGAATTTCACGGCTCGGCAGGGCACGATGACGGCGCTGGTGGGCCCCTCGGGCTGTGGCAAGTCAACGATGCTGCGGCTTATCGCCCGGTTTTGGGACGTGGATTCCGGCTCAGTGCAGATCGGCGGTACGGACGTGCGCAATATTCCCACCCCAACACTCATGCGCAATATTTCCATGGTATTCCAGGACGTGTATCTATTTGACACAACCATCCGTGAGAATGTGCGCATGGCCCGCCCCGACGCCACCGATGCGGAGCTGGAGGCCGCTGCCCGTGCCGCTCGCCTCGACCAGGTGATCGCATCCCTGCCGGACGGGTGGGACACCCAGGTGGGGCAGGGCGGTTTGAAGCTGTCCGGCGGCGAGCGCCAGCGGGTTTCCATTGCGCGCGCCTTTATTAAAGATGCCCCCATTCTGCTGCTCGACGAGATCACCTCTGCCCTCGACGGCGAAAACGAGGCGGCGATCACCGCCGTCATGAAGGAACTCACCCGCGGCCGCACCGTGATTGTGGTTGCCCACCGCCTGTCGACGATTCGGGATGCCGACCAGGTCATTGTTTTCGGCAAGCTTGACGACGATCCCACCAACGGTTATGGCATCGTAGAATCCGGCACCTTCCCGGAGCTTGCCGACGCCGGTGGCCCCTTCAGCAATTTCATTGCCGCCTCCACCAGCGCAAAACGGTGGTTAGTCTGAGGTAGGGAAAGTGGGGTGTGCCGATGGCCTGACCTGACCCATCGGCACACCCCACTTGGGTTGGAAACAATAGAACACTACAAGACACCGCCTCGTGATGGTGGTATCCTCGCGTACATGGTGGCTAATGATGGTAAATTTTTCGCTCTTTCGAACAGTCGGGCTCACACATTGGTCCTTTCCGACGAGGAATTATTGAAACGGCGCGGCCTTTTTCACTGGTCCACCATCATTTCGGCCATGTGGGATGGCTATGCCCCGTGGGCTGAGGCGAAGGATGCGATCCAACGAAGCATCACACCCAGTCCGGGCACAGCGACGACCTAACCTGCTGGAATAACAACCATTGCCACCAATTATGTCTATAATCAACCGGATCTCAATCGCCTGGACGCTCATAGCCTTGTGCTGGATAGCCGACCCAAAACTCGGCTCTGGGTTGGGACTATGGCTCCTGGGGTACCATGAATCGCCCATAGACGATCAATACCCGGCATTGGTGTCTTGGGTATATTATCTGCTCCTTGGCACCGCTGTCGGTTACGGACTCTATGTTGGTTGGACTGAACGAAGCCCAATCCTCATGATCGCATCGGTGTTGACCATCTTCAAGTGGCTGATTATTTTCCTCTTCATGGCCTTGCTCTTGACAATGGCTGGAGTATAATCGCACCCCTCACCCCGTCAATGCTGGCTGCTTAGTGGAGTGTTGCCTATCAAACCAGGCCCGCACCTCGGGAGGCGGCGGGTTATGCACAACCGGCTCGGGTGCAGGGATGATCGGCAGCGGACCACTGTGGGGGCATCGAATGAGCACGTCATTCCCGGCGGCGTCTTGGGTGGTCGCCAATCCCCGATCATCGCAATATTCACACGAAGCAATAGCGTCGTGACGCGCCTGCTTCTCCGCCATAGCCTGCTGGGTGAACCACTGTCTGGCCTGACCACATGCTCGACAAGCCGGTACATGCTCCCGCGGTAGTTTCGCATGATCCCGGCAACGCGGATCCTCCGGCGTCGACCAATCCGCGGGGGTCGTACCCGTGACCGTGGGCTGCGGCGTTCTTTGCTTGTATACGACGCTGCGTCGGGTGCGGTGTTTCAACACCCGGGACCGGTTTTGGCCGGCGCGTTTCCGCACTTCATCATGGGTAGCGGCCTTGTTCCAGTCCTCAAAGTCATGAAACCAATACCCTGGCTCACCATCACATTCACCCCGCTCCCACAGGCCCGCCTCCACTAATCGGTCAGCGTCCCGCTTTCTGGCGCCCAACCGCCCCAGGCAGCTGTGGGGCACGAAGCCGTCGGTGAGTTTATCCCCCACCCAGGACAAAGCGGTGATCCACAGTCCCCGAGCGCTCAGACTGCATTTGAGGAATTTCGGGTGGTCGTGCAGGCGATCATCAACGCGGGTAAACATGAAAACTCCTTAAATAGCTAAACCATTAGTTGCATTGTGACCCCAAATGGTGAATCTAGCAACTACCACACTCTAAAAAGGGGTAATAGTATACCGTTCACCCTGTTCAGCAGCGTGTAGCATAATGAAATCCATGAATATGAGGGATTGGATTTTAAGCCTGCCGGGCTCTCCCCTGCCCACCCAAGCGGCAGAAGCTTCGGATATCGACCGGGGCACCATCAGCCGCCAGTTGAAGCGCAATCATATTTCGGCGGAAAACGTGATTAAGCTTTGTAAAGCCTTCGGCAAATCCCCCATCGACGGCCTCATCGAAACCGGCTACCTCTCCCCCACCGACGCTCAGGAAATCAGCATCTCCAGCGCGTTGCGTGATGCAACCAATCGGCAGCTCGCCGCCGAGGTGACCCGCCGCATGGATATAGGCCTGGAGGCGAGCGAAAAATTGAGCAAAGAATAGCCCCCTACTACCTAAAGGTTCCCAACAACCTTTACCCCTATTTCTAGGTTCTAGGGTCTAGGTTCTAGGTTACGGTGTTTGTAATGCATTACATCCCCACCAAAATAGGTTTTGAACAGGCATTCTAGCGTTTTTGCTTGGCAAGCGGTCGGCCAACCTTCGTCACCATCCTGGTCATACCCCGTCACCAAGCTGGCTTGTCACTGGCACGACAATCCCCATCATCTACTGGGCTAGATACGTCCCTGAACACCCCGTCGACAAGCGATTTTGCGTTAGCTGGGAAGCCCTTCCCAGGTGATCACGACAGGGGCGAAAATTCCCGAACCCCAGCTAAAGCAAAACCGCAGCGCAAGACGCCCAGGCGCCAAAATCTGCGTTAGCAACGGGCCGCGGGCCTTGGGGCGACAACCCGACGAGCATTAGCTTGGGTTCGGCGCAAAACGACCGATTCTTGGCGGGATTGCTGGCGTTCCCTAGCTAACGCACGACCCAACCGGCGGGCTTCGGAAGTTCTAAGCTGTACTTTCTCGATTCAGATGGTAGGTAAATGAACTGTCGTGGTTTTTTTGGATTGTTGTTTTCCTATCCGTTTGGGTTATTTATACCACGAGTGCTTGATACCTA